AATCGGGATTCATAGGCACAAGCTGGAAGACTGGATGCGTACAAAGCCGCTTGACTGTGTATTCTCCTGCCAATGAAGCGATGATTATGTCGCCGTGCTTTGCCTGCAGGCTACGGTCAACCACAAGCAATGATCCCTCATAGATGCCCGCATCCACCATGCTCATGCCCGTTGCCATTACAAAGTAAGTCGCGGCGGGGTGATTTACACAAAGCTCATTTAAATCAATACCTTTCTCAATGTAATCCTGTGCTGGTGATGGGAAACCGGCCTGCACCTTGTCTTGGAAGAAAGGCAAAGAAAGCTTAACTGGGTCAGGGATTGGATAATAAATACTCATAAGTCACACTCGCATAACACTGTTCATATATACAGTATAATCATAAGAGTTTTTGATTGTGAAGTAAGGAAACGGGTGAATGTTTTATGCCGCTGATCGACAAGGAAAGAAAGTTATGAGGCCGGTATGCTATTGCCTGGGGGGTGTTCAAATTCCTCCAGCCCGCGCAGGAAAATTGTCACCAGCCTGTAAACCTCATGCTACTCTTGATTCGATGATTTGCCGGTTATGCATGGCAACTGCGGTGTAAAATGATTACTTTGATACGGAATGTTTATGATTAACAAAACAGTAAAAAGCTTTCTTCTGAAAATCCCTCAGGTCAAAAGCTATGTTGATGGCGTAAACAAAATTCGTCATGAAAACTCCATTCTAAATGAACAGCTTTTGAATATTGAAAAATTAATATCGTCATCTAGAAGCCCGCTACTATTTAGATCCGAAAATGATTTTTTAACAGAACGACTTATGTCGCACCCCGTCAGATTTGCCAAAACGAATATAGAACTTAAGAGCATTGATGCCGGTGACATAAATAATAGAGTAGAAGTGGCAGAAAGATTAATAGCCGCCTACCACTTAGCAATTGAGGACGAAATTCGTTCACCGCTAAAACGTGATGGCGAAGATTTATGGACTGGACTTTTAAGAAATGAGTTGCCAGAGCTAATGGACGCCATTGATCAAAGAAATCCAGAGAAACTTGCGGAGTTTCTTAAAGGCTTCGGGACTTCTTTCGTGTGGTTCGGTGGCATTACAACATGCATTGATGGATACAACAAAGATCTTAGGCCTCAGAGCGTTGCTCTTACATACTATGATAAGCTTGTCAGCCTTGCTGAAAGTTTGGGTGTGTTGCGGCTGGAGAGCCCTGAGTCAGGCCCTTGGGGTGACAATTTATCCTTATCGCCTCAAGAACTCGCAGAAAAAATTGAAGAAAAACTTGGGATAAGCATCCGTCCTCCGATGGGTATAATTCATACAGATGGTATAGATATTGGTGATTGTTTACTGCATTACAGGCACATCAACGCCCTATATAGTGCAACTCGTGTTCATCAAGTGAACAAGCAATCAGATTCTGTCTGTGAGTTTGGCGGCGGCCTTGGTATGACTGCAATGTATTCGCGTCGACTAGGTGTTAAAGATTATACAATTTTCGATCTTCCGATCACTTGTCTTCTGGCCGGACATTATCTCATTCATGCTGCTGGGGGTGAAAATGTCACATTGTATGGCGAAAATAATAAAGTTGACTCAATTAAACTTATCCCATACTGGGAGTGCCAGAATGCAAAAGATTCAAGATTTTCTTTTTCTCTCAATCAGGACAGCTTCCCGGAAATTTCAGATAACCTTATTTTGGAATATCTGTCGCAAATAAAGAGAACTGTTACTAATGGTTTCTTAAGTATCAATCATGAATGTTTTGATCCGAGAACTGTAAATAATTTCATTTCTCAATCAGGTGGATTTACAAAAATACATCGCTCTAAATGCTGGGTCCGAGAGGGGTATGTCGAAGAGCTATACCGTCTTTGATATTCTAAGTAGCCCTAAATTTTAGGGCTACTTATTGCTTTTATGGCTCTGTAGGCCAAGTAATATCTGGTGCTGCCGAAGTATCAATAGCTTGCACCTCCTGCGCGTACTTCATCCACATCGTGAGCGTTACTTTGTCTTCATCCGTGATGATCCCTAAAGCAAGTTGAGTCTGCAAAATCTGTGTTGTTTCGTTGATGGTCAACAGAATTTGAGATTTTTGCCTTTCTGCTTCAGCAACTAACTCTTCATGGGTCGGTGCGCGTACCACAGGGGCAACAAATTCACCATTGGCAACTGTATAACCAATCGCCGCAACATCTCCATCTTGTATTTCTTTCACCGTCTGGCCTACATTAGGAGACCATTCGGCCATCCCATCCCAAATAACGATGTTGACTACAACACCATTTTCAATAATTGCGTAATTTGCCATTATGCGTACTCCCAGATAATAATCACACCAGGCGCACCTGCACCACCGTTCACGTTTGGAGTCGGTGCTGTGGCATTGTTTCCTGTAGCAGAACCCGAACCACCTGCCCCAAATCCTGTTCCAGATTTACCCGCGTTGGTTGTAGTCCCCCCGAGTCCGCCTGAACCTAGCGGGCAATTTCCGCCTTTGCCAGCCATGTAACTATTGCCGGTTGAAGCATTTGCAGGTGTGCCAGCATCTCCTGCTAGGTTTACTATATTTCCACCTGTCGCAGAGCCACCAGAGCCCGGATAGCATGAAAATGGAGGTGTTGAATTTGTGCCGATACCCCCTGTGCCGCCTCCACAAACAATTAGCGAACCAAATAAAGTTTGTCCGCCAGAACTTCCGGCCGTAGGGCTAAGGTTCCCGCCTGCCCCTCCCGACCCAATTGTCATCGTCAGCCCTGTCAAGGAAGCGACAGGGTAGAAACCTTTGGCGTACCCGCCTGACCCACCACCAGCCCCGACCGATATCGACGTAGATGCTGTGCTACCAGAACAACCACCACCACCGCCACCGCCCTGAACTTCAACAAGACAATTTTTTGTGCCGACCGAAGGGGTGTATGTCTGGTTTGTCGTGATGACCTTAGGTGCGCCTAGTAAACGGCCTGGACCTGTAAGAGCCTTTAGACCTGCCAGTAGCTGCGCATCGTTAGTCGGGTCAAGTGTCAGCCCGGCAGCGGTGACAACGTTGGCAATTTCACGCTGCACCGTGTTCAGCCATGCGGCATCTAATATTGTTGGCGCGGTGCCGGCAGCAACATTACCGTTTGTCCACTCACCGTTAGCATCAGCAGTAGACGTAATGCTCCCAATTTTTTGCATAGAAAATTCCTCGCCAGCAAAGGCGCTAAAGAGATTGTGTTATTTAATTGGCATAACCGAATTTAACTACGGTATGAGATGGAGCTAATTTCGTCAGTTGGCATTCAAGCCGCTTATTTCCCCAAGACCGCAAAGGATCTCCTGCATAAGACTGGCCAGCCTGGGCATAGGAAATCGTTGTTTCGGGTGCAGTGACCAGCCAGGTAAAAGGCCAGTTTTCCCCGTTAAGCGCATCGCCGCAGACCGACATTCCTGCCCGTGCCTGTCGGTAAACAGTCACGGTAATGTCATAACCCAGCGCTTTGGCTACGCCAATAAAATAGGCTGCTGATTGCCCACCTGTGCTGAATAGCTTCGAGACCACTGACTTTTGTCGGATCGCGATACTGTCATTTTCCCCGATGGCGCAATCATCAGGTAAACCAAGGGTCTTCTCCCAGTCGGTTAACATAATGGTTGCCGTCGCCGGAAACGCCCCGATGAGCAATGATACTGCCGCATCATCACTGTCCTGATATGACTGTGCCAGCGCCCGCAATACGGCTGTTTGAACACCATCCGTTTTGCGTGACCATATCAGTCCGGTCGGCATTAAATTTTGCAGCGCTGACGTGTATTCTTCCAAAGTAAACCGGCTCATGTGTAAGTCACCGTACCCCTTACCGGCAATTGCCCGGTCGTGGTGGTAATATTTGCCGAGGGAGATGTCAGGATAAACCCACCCGTTCCGCTGACATTACTGATGGCAATCAGCAGGTCAGACAGATAAATCGTGGCCCCCTGAGGGTTACCGGACTCGAACAATACCCCATCAATGGCAGCGGCAATCGCGGCCGTTGTTGTACTGTCAGCCGATGTCAGGCCACTAATCGTAAAGTTGATGGTCGTTTTAATTGGCGAACAGACATACACCAGTGCCGTGACAGGCTGAAGGGAATAGATATAGTCCGCCACCCTTTTTTGATCACCGGTCGCCTTGGTCCCTGACCAGCTGTCGAGTGAGGAAATACCATCGGTACCTACGGGAAACCCATTATTCGCGGTATCAGTGCCGTCAATCATGATATACACGCCAACGGTACCGGCCCCCATAAGCCTGCGTGCCGTCCATGCCCGCGTAACACCTGCTACGGCAAGCGCCCAGGCTTCATAGTCATCATCATTTCCGCCCTGTGGCGTATTTTGATATGCCAGAAGGGTCCGGGACCGGAACGAGTCTTCAGTTTCGATATCCGCACCGTCGGTAATGGCCGTGCTAACGGTTGCCGTCGAATCGACGCCCGAAATGCTGACATCCAGCGTCAGCTGGGTACCGGCAGAAGTATTACCCGCGTCACCGCCGCCTGTCGGGTCATCGTTTGGATCAGGAAGCACCGCGGTGATTGCGCCGGTTGCAGAGCCGGCTGACCCAATATCAACCTCAGTATCTGTCGTGTACTGGTAACCGTCGCCCCGGTTTAATACGGTACCGGCCGGAATAGTGACTCCTGCAGTACCGGTGAAAATGGTGGCTTTGTTGGTTCCGGCGTTGGCCGCTTTTTGCGTCACGCTTTTTAAAGCAGCCCACCCCGCCAGATTCTCATCGGTCGCGCTCCATGGCACTGACTGCTTTGCTATCCAGTCAAGATAGCCATAATGAAGATAGGCCAGACCCGCATCTGCCGTTCCGAGGATGTTCAGATTTGAAAACCGTAACGGCGTGCCTGTTCCTTTTAATTCTGATTCAATCGCGGCGAGGTTACGCGCGAGCAGCTCGGTGAGCGTTGGCCGGTTATATGGCATCGGTTAAGACTCCCAGACCCAGAAATAACGCTTTGACACAGCGTCCTGTCCTGGCTTTTGGTAAGTGATAAAAAGGTTAAGGCGGTTCGGATACACGATTTGTGAGATGGGTGTAATGCTGGAAACCACGCCATCATCGGTAAGCCACTTCAGCGCCTCGGCGGCAAAGTCCTGCGCTTTGTTTGCAACAACTAACGTCAGTTTCTGACGGCGCAACAACCAGAGGCGTGACCCAATGGGATAATCCTGATCCTGATCGCCCCACCACCCGCGGCGGTTATCGCCATCGTATTCGTCATCTTCCCGCGCCAGCCGGTCAGTAAAAAGGCTGATTAAAATGGCCGTCTCGAGGTCGTCGCCCAACTGCAGGTCTCCGGATGCCTCAGCCCAGTCGCCGATGGATTGTTCAGCATTCCAGAGTGTTGTGATGTCCGTCATTGAACCTGCTCTCCCGGTTTTTCACTGGTCGGTGATGAGCTGCCGCTCTGCACGTTTTTCACCATGTGATCGTGATTGTTGTAGGTATCGCGCAAGTCTTTTAGGGTGGTCGAGTTACTCCCCGCGTTATCAATGATGTCCCCGGAACACCTCAAAACAGGGGTATCCGCAAAAATCTCTTCTGAGGCAACGATGGTGACGGTGGTTGAATTAATGACCTTTACAGGCTGGCCGTTTGCATCAATTTCTATCCCCGTTTCAGTGAGTTTGATGTGCTGCCCCCACTGGTCATAAATGATGGTTTCACCCGGACTCAGGCCGGTTTTGCGGCTGCCCTTATGACCGGATGCAATTACAACAGCGTTTGAGCGGTCACCGGATAGATAGGCAATCAGCACGTCAGCGCCATCCGGCAGTGAAGAGGAGAAACCGAACTCCATCAGGCGGGGCGTATCGCTGCGCACTTCAAGCGGCGTCTGATACTGAACTTTCTGGATCCCACCATCATCATTCGTCAGCGATACGCTACCCACGCCGAGCATCATCATCGCCCGGCGGTAAAGCGTGTTGAGCATCGTCATCTGTTCAGCTCCTGAATGACGTTGTAGAAACGATATGGCTGAATCGAGAATGCCGCTGGCGGCATCAGTACCATCTGCGCCACCGTGCCCTGGTCATCTTTGATAAAAGTGACTTCCGCCAGTAGCCATAGCACGTCATTAATCCCCATCTTGGGGATATTAACTGGGATCAGGGTATTGGGTTCCCACAACTTGCCCGCGCTGTCGCGCCAGTTATCAATGGTGACCTGAAGAACCTTAGAGCGGCCATAACGCCGGTTCATTTCCCAGTCAATCGCCTGCTGCGCCAGCTCGGTGGTGTTCATGGTGCTTTCGACAATGATGATCCGGTTCCGGTATCGCATTTTGGCAACGTCCGGATCATTCGCGGTGGCTTTGGTCACGGCACCATAACCGCTGTCATCGACCAGCGGGTTAACCGTCATTGAGACTCCGGTGTATTCGGAAAATCGCTCGTCCATAGAGGCCTCGTAGGCCGCCGCTTCAATGTTGATACCTTGCGCCACGCCGCTTGCGGCTTTTCGGGTACCGACGCGAGTCAGGTAGAGACTGCCGTCCGGCAGGTCATAGTAGAGAAGCGCCGCCCAGCGCGTGATGCGGTCAATGATTTCCTGCGAGCTTTCTCCCCAGTTCAGCGTGAACTGGGGGACATTTTTCATATCAGTCACGTCGCTCGACACGGTAATCCCATAGGGTGCCGCCAGACGCTGCACAATCTGCAACGGGGTAGCGCCGGTGATCACGTTGTTGTCCCATTTGGCGGAACAATCCACCAGGTCTTCGCACTTACTGCGCCCCGTTGCCCGGACTTCGTGCCTTGAGGCGGAAATCATCGGTGCCCACCGGTCGATGTAGCCGGTAATGACCGTATCGCTCCCAAGCTTTACCACACAGGCATCGCCTTCTTTGACCAGTTGCTGACCATCACTGCCGGGAAATTCATCCATCAGCGAAAGGTCAAAATCGCTGGGAAGGTGGTCGATGCTTCGGGTTACGCGGACAGAGTCCCAGCCGGAAAGCACCTTGCCACCAACGGTTAACGTCATTTCATCGTTCATGAAGAAAGCGCCCTGAAAGAAAGCGGCATAAATGCCGGATGGACAGGATCGGCCATTTTTATCAGCCCCTCCGTCCGGCCTGCGTCCTGATACAACCGGTTTGCCAGATTAAGTGCGGGAAGTGCCGCGCTGAATGTCACGGTTGACACGTTCGCCAGCTGCGCCCCTTTCACCTGAAGCGTGGTTTTGACCGTTGTTTTAAGATCGGACATCTCACTGAAGACATCGTCATAACCGGCGTCAGCCGCCGCCAGTGACACCGTATCGATCACGCTGACCACGCGCTGAAGTAGTTCAGCAGCATCGTCATAGCTTACAGGCTCGTAAAGAGACGCCGCATAGGCCATTGCGCCAGCACTTAGCGTGATGAGGTAAATTTGGGCCGCAGAAGCAATGCTGCTGTCGCTGCTGTCCGGCCGATATATTGTGTCCGTGAACGTCACCAACGTTTCCAGCAGGCGAACCAGGTCCAACCCTTTTGCCTCACTCGACAGTAATGCATTGATCACATCCTGCGCGCCGCTGGCATATCCCGCTACGCTGACTGACGCCAGAAGGCTGGCCGTTACATCCTGAACTTCTGCCCGGTTTTCGACTGATGCCGCCATTTTTTGCGAAACCAGAAGGTCGTAATTATCCGTGTCTGCCGTCGTCGTCGTGGTGTTTGTCGCGCCCGACG